GTCATAAACTTGCTTGGTCGCCGACTCTGCCTTCTTGTTTTCCGCAACCATTGCGCTTATTGCGTTCACTGCTGGCACAGCGGCAGCGGTTACAGCCATGATTGCTAGAGCCACTGGATTCGCTGCAAATGCGGCAGATAGAGCGATCACGCCTGTCGTAAGAGCGCCGACAGCGACAGTAATGAGAGGCAAAGCAGCAAGCAGAGCGCCGCCCGTGAAGATTGCAGCCCAAATCATGAGCTGTGTCTTATTGCGCTCAATAGCGTCGCCAAGGGTCGTTATGCCGCCCCCAAGTCCTGATAGCAAGGACGTTAGCCCTCGCACTGAGTCGAGCAACAAATCACCAAATAAGCCCTTGTTGATCGTCCTGAAAAGCTCATCCCAAGTATCGCCAAGGTTGCTAATAGCACCGTCGAGCGTGTTTGCTCGATTCTCCATCGCGCCAGCAAAATCAACCTCGCCTATCGAGCGAAGATATTGTGTGATCTCGGCAGCGTTCTTGCCAATGTTAGTGCTAACGCCTCTGAAGGTTAGCGTTACGCGATCACCCTCGGCATTTGCTTTGATACCAAACTCTTTGAGTCGCTCAAACTCGCCAGTGGCAGCGTCAGCTATAGCCTCGATAAGATCGTTGAGGCTCTTGCCCATCGCGCTTGCGGTGTTGCCATAGGCCTTAAGAGCATCTGCGCTAGCGTCTAAGCCTAACGCCTTCATCTTAATAAATGCGCTTGTTACTTCCGCCAGGCTAAAAGGCGTGGTGGCTGCAAAGCTCTTTATCCAAGCGAACTCGATCTCAGCGTTACGACTAGAGCCTGTGACCGTGATAAGCGATGAGTTGAGAATGTCGAACTCGCGCTGTACTTGGATGAGCTTAGTCGTGAAGGCTTGTACGGACAGAGCGCTAGCAATAGCACCAATGGCAGTCGTAACGCGATCAATAGACTTTTCAACGCTACCCATCGCGCTGTCTACCGTCTTTTTAGCCTTGTCCATGTCCTGCTGCAGCCGGACAATGTTTGCAGCCATCTCAATCGTAAGCGTTCCAACTGTTCCGTTCATTTTTTAGCCTGGATAAATGCCTTGAATGCGTTTCCGAGTTTCTTGCTTACTGCTGCGCGGTCAAACGTGTTTACTGGGTCGCCATACGGCGGTGGTCTATCAGGTGACTCAGCCTGCCTAAACTCGTCCAAGTATAACCTTGACATAGCTAAAAGGATAGCAAACTCCCAAGGCTGCAAATCAATGCAGATGGAGTCTGCCCAGTGCTTTACTGTCGTTGGAGACAAAGGGCTTGGGCTTTGGCCGTGATTTTCGACCATGCCAAGCGATGTCCAGTATCCAAGGAGATACTCGGCTTGCAGCTCCGGCATGAGCGGAGTGCCGCCACGATTGAGAATGTCCTGTTGTCGCGTAACAGGCTTTTCTTTGCTTACGGATTCAGACTTCTTAGGGGTGGCGTGGAACCACCCGAGCTGGCGAGCGTAAAGCGTTAGTTCTTCTGCGACTTCTGCATAAAATTTGACCAGTCACCAATATGCTTGTTGACTTGTTCGCTAATAAATCCAATCGTCGCATCGAGATAAACAGCCTTGTACATCTCATAGCCTGTCAGGTCTTTGTAACCAAAGTTATTAAAAGACACTGTGCAGCTCGCAAGAAACTCTGCATCGAGTTCCCGCTGCTCGTTGTCCTTCATCTTCTTGCCACCCTTTTTCACGAACTCCAGCACTGCGCGATTGCGTATGCTTTGAGCTTTCTGAAAGGGTTTTGAGCCTGGACCGTAGATCGTAATGCTTAGCGGTTGACCCTTTTCGTTATGCAGAGGGTCGCCATCAGGGGTTTCAAGCTCGACGATGGTGGTGTCGTTTACAGCAAGTGTAGAAATGTCAAACATAGATGATCCTTCGCGGGGATGTTTGCCCTTACCCCCAGCCCGTTGACCCCGCGAAGAGTCAGGCGGACGTGGGGCAGGTGCTAGGTTTTCCAATTAAGCAGCTAACGCTTCGACGATGCCAACGCCAGCGCTATTGGTGGTAATTTCGAGCGAGCAGGTTGCGGTAGTGATCGAATCGACCGATCCAACGCTAACCTTGAAGTTCATGACCTTGGCACGAAAATAATACTTGTCGCCATTTTGAGTCGTGACCTTGAAGCTGTAATCGCTGTCAGAAAGCGAGGCTGTTTTCATAATGATCTGACCAGCGTCGTCGGTATCAAGACCAAGCGAAAGCGACATCGTGCCTTCGTTGAATGATCCCTTAAATTTCTGGGTTCCACGAGTGCCGACTGGGTTATGAGTAACCAGCGCGAACTCTCGGCCAAACTCGCCAAGGTCGGTAATTTCGCCAACCAGAGCTGGTGCTGGCGATGCGTTAAAGAGCGTGTTGTAACCGCTCGAATCATAGGTTGCAGGTGCAGACGATGTGACCCTGAGGGTTGAGCCTGCGGAGGTTGCGACAGTCATGGTTTTCTCCAGTTAAAAAGCCCCAACGGGGTCACTCGTAGTACATCAAAACGTAATCGGCTGGCTGAGTCCAAACACCAATATCATTGTCTCGGTCTACAGGGCCGATATTGTCTAAGCGGCAGCTCACAATAAGATGCCCCAAAACAGTATCATTATGCTTGAAATCAAGCAGAGTCCGCAATGCAGCGAGGATTTGCTTAACGGTCGCAATGTCTTTTGCAAGCGGATTGAATTGGATTCTAGCGCGAGCCATTTGATCTGCTGATTGATAGGCTAGCACTGGGTCTGGTGTCGTGTCGATGACCGTATAGACCAAAGCAGGATAGGTTGTATTCTTTGGAAGCTGCACAAGCGCATTGCGCGTACCAATAATCGCCGTGATCGACGCATCTTTAAGAAGCTCTGCAACGATTAGTTCCGCACTCATCTTAGCTTCGCAACCTCTATAGGTAATCGGTTTTGAACGTAAACCTTGAAAGCGTCCATTGCTTCTTTTTGCTTACGATCAAAGGCTTTACGCATAAAGAATGTCGGTTTAATGCCTGGATGGATCACAGCATTGCGAATCACAAAACCACCTGGTGTATTGAATTTTAGTCTCTTCGAAACCGTGTTCGCCGTTTTCTTCCTGCCAATCGTTGCCTTCGGGATACGATAGGGCTGACGCTTACTACGACCGCTTCCAGCGTAATAGCTGGCCGTTCCAAATTCGACCATGTGAGCGTAAAAAGCACCGCCTTTATTGCGATCGATTCTGACGTATCCGTATGCTTTCCCACGACGAACGTCTGATTCCGACTTGATGGACTTGCGAAGAAAACCGGAATCTTTAGGGACATTAGCCCTTGCCTCATCTCTAAACACAGCAACGCCAGCTCGCAGGCCACCTCTCGTGATATTGCGTTCGATTCTCACCGGCAGCTCTTGCAATGCTGCGTAGAGATCAGATAGGCCGGTTACTTCAAATTCCGTTGCCACTCTCAATCCAGTTTAGAGTTGCTTCATCCCAGCTATACATCTTCCCATCCGTCGGCATGGGTGTGGGCGGCTCCCATTGTGCCGTGTCGTTGTTCAAAATCCAACTGGCAAAAGGCTGTAGTGGCACAAACGCGTCAATGTCTGCTCTGTAGGTATACCCAATCCCTGCGTAATTCTTACGGAATGGTGTGCCGCCTAATGTGTGTACACCGCCTTGTGTGTTGTAGCTGGTGCGTTTGCAAGTCTGCCCACGAAACTCGCCATACCATTGCTCCCAATCGCGTCCTTCTTCGCCCTCGTCTTTGCCGACGATGACTTCAGTCACGATATTGTTTTCATCTAAGAAGGCGTAGTGCCCCATTACTAACTCCTAGCAAATGATCCGTGATATTTATTTCTAGCTTCAAACGCTACAAGTTCGGCTAACTCAAAATCTTCAAATCTCCCGATTACCTTTCTAATATTTCCAACGGTCATTTGGACAAACCACCTTCCGCATTTTTTTGAAAAGTAAAGATTTTTAATTCCAGTGCTACTTAATTTTGAGGTTTTTCTATTAAGGCAATTTTGGGCTTGCGTAACCTCTCTCAGGTTTTCAATTTTATTGTTTGATCTGTCGTTATCCTTGTGGTCGATAACGTTTGGTATGAAACCATAAAAATAAAGATAAATTAACTGATGCAGTCTATAAACATGACCATTGACACGAAATCTAATATATCGATGATGTTTTGTAATTGGAGTAAATTTTGGTTGCTTGCCATATTTAGCAAACAATAAACCATCCTTATAAACAAATTTCTCTCTTAATATTTCTTGGGTAACCATCATACCTCCAATTTAAGTGCAGTTAAGTCCATTTCTTCCCCGACAACACCGACTGGGAAGGTATTAAACGATAGTGAGATTCTTACGTCATCGCCTTTGACTTCAGGAACCATGTGCGTCAGTGACGATGGAAACAGAATTAGCTTTCCTGCCGTGGCTTCAAACCACCAGCTTTCAGAGTTGTACGGGTTCCACTGCTCAGGCGGAAACTTGATCTGCTGCCAGCCATCACGGTAGAAGTAAATCCTGTCATTGTCATTGGTCT